TGAAATTAATGATGTGATTAAATCAGAAGCGAAGAATGTACATATTTGGATTACATTTCAATTAAGTAAAGGTAGTTCAAAACAAAGATACTATGATCAAGACAATATAGGTATGGCAAAGAATATTGTTGACGTTGCATCAACTTGTTTGATGATTAGAAAGGTATTTGAAGATGAAATAGAGGGAGGTAAGCGTGAGTTAGATGTTTACAGGAAAGAAAAAAGACAAGGTAATACTGAATCACAAATTCCTGTAAAATTAAAGAAAGGTAAAAACTATCAGATTATATTTATTGTTAAGAATCGCGAAGGTAGTACAAATGATTATCAGATCGTTGTGGATCACGACCTTTCAAGAAACACATACAAAGAGGTTGGCTATACAGTAGTTCCAGTAGATTTTTAAAAGGGGATGGTGATATGACCGCAAATGAACTTATCCAGTACATTATTGATAATGACAAAATTTTAAATATACTTGAAGACTTAGGTTGTCACCATCTTAAAGAATATAGTAAGGAATATAGGTGTGGATTACCTACTCATTCAAGTAAGGATGCTATTTCAGTTAAAAAAGAAACACTTAAAACTAAAGTATTTCAATCTGATAGTAATATTATTAGAGGCAATATATTTACACTATGTCAAACTATCAAAAATTATTCGTTTTCAGAAGCTAATAGATATATACACAATCTATTTGGCCTTGAATATAAATTCAAATTCAATAAAAAGAACGATACTGATTTTAAAGACCCATTAGAAATTTTCAAGAAGGTAAAAAAGAAAAAGTATACAGATATAAATAATTTAGATGTAATAAACGAAGACTGTTTGAGCGAGTATATACCATACATCCATATAGAATGGGTTAGAGAAGATGGTATTATGCCTTGGACATCAAAAGTATTTAATATTGGATATAGTGTAAATAAAAAGAGAATAGTTATTCCTCATCGGTATTGGAGTGGAGAAAAAAATGATTATGTAGGTGTTATAGGGAGAACAATAATTAAAGAATGGGAAATGTTAGATATACCTAAATATTTCCCATTAAAAAACTTTCCTAAAAGCATGAATATCTATGGACTACAAGAGAACTATCAAACAATACAAGAAGCAGGATATTGTGTTCTGTACGAGGCCGAGAAGAGTGTTTTAAAGCGTCATAGTAGAAATGATGGCACTGGTGTTGCTGTTTGTTGTCATGATATCTCAGATGAACAAGTAAAGATATTGATTGGGTTAAATGTTGATGTAGTTATTGCTTTTGATAAGGGAATTTCAATAGAACATATAAGAAGTGCCTGCGATCGTTTTTATGGTATTAGGACTGTATATTACATATATGATAAATATGGTTTGCTAAAAGAAAAAGAATCTCCTGCTGATGCAACTAATCGTATATATACTTATTTATTAAAATACAAAACTTTGTATGATGAAAAGGAAAGAAGGGAATATTTAAAGTGGCTCGAAAAACAGGCGAAGAATTAGAAAAACTAAAAAAGAAATATAATGTTCACCAACTCTGGAGTTGGAGTAGATATAATTGTTATAAAAATTCAATATATGAATTCTACCTTAAATACATAGCAAAAGTAAAAGAAGACAGAGATGATGGTATTTACGGAGTAAGTGGTAATGCGTGTCATGGAATTCTAGAGAAATTCTACTCTAAGGAAATCGAATATGAAGATATGCTACAAGAATATGAAAACGTATTATTTACATTCAATGCAGGAGAGTTAAAATATGATAGGACTAATGAAGAAAAAAATAATAATATTGCTAATAAGTATGAATCATGTCTAAGACATTTCTTCCAAAATCATAAAGTTATTAATAACAAAAAAGTAGAAATAGAAAAATTTATTATTGTAAAGGTTAATAATTTTATATTCCAGGGTTATATTGACTTTATCCACAAAGAAAATGGTTGTTTTATTATCACAGACTGGAAAACATCAAGTATATATACAGGTAAAAAAATTGATAAAGAGAAGGGTCAGTTAGTTTTATATGCCGAAGCTTTAATACAGCTTGGAATACCTTTAGAAAAGATTAAAATAAGATGGGATTTTCTCAAGTATGTAATTGTAGAAGTGCAACAGGCAAATGAAAAAATAGTTGAAAGGAATATTGCGAGGAACGAGATTGGGTCTAGTTTAAAATCAAATGCTAAGATGTGGCTCAAAAAAGCAAAATGTTACTCAGACGAAGAAATTGAATCATACTTAGAATTGTTAGTTATGACAAATGATATAAATAGTTTGCCAGAAGACATAAAAATAAAATACAAACTCAGTGACTGTTATGTTTATATACCATTCTCACAAGAAGAAATTAAGAAACTCAAGGCAGATATTGTAGATGCTATTGTAGATATTGGCAAAAAAGAATGTGAATATATGAAAACTAAAGATGAAAATGTATGGTGGGAAGAAGTAACTGATTCTGAATCATACTTCTTTGCAAATCTGAGTGGATATAGTGCAAACTTGCATAAACCATATGCTGTTTATTTAGAAAAGAGAAAATCTTTTAGTTCGGCAGATAATAAAAAGGATGAAGATGATTTAAGTTGGATGGATAACCTATGAGATTAGGAGGATTATAATTTGATAGAGAATTATGTAAGATACCACGTTCATGACGATACAAGTAATTGTAATGGTTATTCTGATTCTTGTACTAGTTATAAAGAGTATATCAAACTTGCTAAAAAAGAAAAATGTAAAGCATTAGCGTTTTCTAACCACGGAGGAATGTACGATTGGATAAAAAAGAAACAGGATTGTGATAAAGCAGGAATTAAATACATACATGGTATTGAATCATATATGTGTACTAAATATGAATCAGACGAAAGAGGATATCATATAGGGTTATATGCCAAGAATTATAATGGAGTATTAGAATTAAATACTTTAAATTCTAAATCTACCTCTAAGGGAAAACTTGAGAACAAAACAGATAGGCATATGTATTATAATCCTAGAATATCGTTTGAAGACTTAATGAATACAAGCGAAAATATTATAATTACAACTGCTTGTTTGGCTTCGATGTTATGGAGAAAAAAAGATGATGAAGATGACTACGTACAGAGATTTTTAGAGTGGATGTCTAAAAATAGTCATAGGTGTTTTTTAGAAATTCAATATCACACACATGAACATCAAATAGAATATAATAAATTACTATGGGAGTGGAGTAAACAGTATAATATACCGCTAATAGCTGGTACAGACACACATTCATCTTCAAAATATAAAGCAGAGTGCAGAAAAATCCTCCAAATATCAAAAGATAGTTTTTATGGAGAAGAGGATGAATTCGATCTTACTTGGAAAAGTTTTGATGAATTAGTTGAGTGTTTTAGAATCCAAAATGCACTACCAGAAGAAGTATGGATGAAAGCTATAGATAATACAAATAAATTTGCTGATATGGTTGAAGAATTTAAATTAGATAAGTCATTTAAGTATCCTAATCTTTATGGGAATAATGCAGTAGATATTTGGAAAAAAACTATTGCAAAAAAGTTTAAAGAAAAAAAGGATAATAATATTCTTGATTTAACTAAATTAGATGAGTATAAGAAAAAAATAAATGAAGAATTTGAGGCAATGAAAAAACAAAATATGGAAAGCTTTATGATGTTTATGTCTGAATTAGTTGATTACTGCAATGAGAACGAAATACCATATGGGTTTTGTCGTGGTTCTGTTGGTGGTAGTGAAGTTGCTTTTATTACAGATATTACTGATGTAGATCCTATCAGATGGAATACTGTTTTTTCAAGATTTTGTAATGCTGATAGGGTTTCTCTCGCAGATATTGATATAGATTTCGCTCCAGAGGATCGTGTAAAAGTTTATGAATATATTATCAAGAGGTTTACACCAGAGAAAACGGCATATATATCAGCATTTTCAACTTTAAGAGATAGAGGAACTATTGATGTATTAGCAAAAGGGTTAAAATATGAAAATTTAGATGTGGTAATGGATATTAAAAATCAATTTGATAAACTATTTGATGAGTATTTTAAGATTATTCAAGAAGAAGTTAACCTAGAAGAATTAGAAGAGGTAGATGCTAAGTCCGTAGATTTTGACTATCATGAAGTTTATTGTAATCGGATAAGAAATAATAAAGCATTAACAAGAGTTAATACTTTAAAAAAAGAATTCCAATATTTAAAAGATAATAATAAGGATTTATTTTATTATTTTGATGGTTTGAAAGGAACTATTATAGCAAAAGGCACTCATCCAGCAGGTATTATTGGTTCTCCAATTACACTCGCAGATAATCTAGGAGTTTATTATAAAGATGGTAATGAATCTCAACCTGTATCAATATGTTCTATGAAAGCAGTAGATTCAGTAAATTTTGTGAAATTTGATATTTTAGGATTAAAAACCGTTGGGATAATGAAAGATGTATATAAGTCTATTGGATCTCATTATCTTAAAGCTCATGAAATTAATTGGAATGATAGTAATGTTTGGGATAATATGATTACTTCTAGTGTGGGTGTGTTTCAATTTGAAGGAGATTATGCTTTTTCGTTACTTAAAGATTTTAAACCTCGTCGTATAAATGATATGTCGTTAGTGAACGCCTCGCTACGTCCATCTGGTAAATCATATAGAGATAGATTAATTAAAAAAGAACTTAATATAAATCCTTCTGAACAATTGGATAATTTATTGAAAGATAATTATGGGTATTTAGTATATCAAGAAGATAC